ATACACAGGGAAAGGAGCGGCCGGCATGGCAAGACCGAGAAAAGCAGAAGGAGAGAAATACATACGGCAGGATATAAGCATGGAGCCGGATCAGTTTAAGCGGCTGATGGCCTATTGTCAGCGAGAGGACCGCTCCATCTCCTGGGTGATCCGCAAGGCGCTGGAAATGTTTTTAGTGTGTAGCGATATGTAACGTTACACAACTAAATCGAGATTTTCAGAAAGGGGAAGAATGAAATTAAAAAGAGCTATATTAAGATTACAGATAGCGTATTGCAATGCTATGTTAAGGGGCTTACATGGATTACACAAAGTTATTGATAGAATATTAAAAAATAATCCTGCATACAACGAAACGCAAAGATTACAGGCAGAAAATGAGTACCTGCGTATGCGTCTGGCAGAGATACGGGATAAAGTGGACCAAATGGAGCCGCCAGAGGGATTTCCGCCAGTTTACACCCATGCGTATCACGATGCAAAAGAAGAAGTAAAGAGAATTATTGAATAAAAATAAGCCGGGATTCATTTCCCGGCAATAAAAAAAGAAAGTAAAGAACGTATGTGCGAAAAAAGAAAAACGCGGTGGACACCCGGGAAGATGCTTACCACCGCTCTATAACTGCTTGAGTATATTATAACCGGCTCAGGCAGAGAAAAGCAAGAGGAATAATTTTCCAGTCTGAGAAGGAGGATAATATCATGGCAGAACAGGTTAATTTAGACGAAGTTGTAACCAACATTATGTACGGACTTACAAATGTGATAGCAGAGCAGACGCGGCTTAATGATGCGAAAGCGGTATTATATATGGCCCTTCATAACATGCAGATATACCGGGAAGAGACCGGATTGTCTACTCAGATAGATAATACATCTGAGTGGGTGAGGCTGTTCCTGGCTTCCATGCTTGTTCGCGGCTGTACGGAAAAGACCGTAGAAACCTATAAGCAGGAATATAAGCAGTTTTTCACCGCTGTGAACAAGTCACTGAACGAGATTACCACGGGAGATATACGTGGATATCTGGCACATTGCAAACTGGTAAGGCATAATGCGGATCAGACAATTAATAATAAGACGCGTATGCTCCGCGGACTTTTTAAATGGCTTACCGAAGAAGAATACATTACAAAAAATCCGATGCTTAAGATTAAGGATAATAAGGTGGAGCATCGCGTAAAAGAAGTATTTACAGATGAGCAGATCACAATTGTGAAAGACATTGCAAAAGAGCATAGTCTCCGCGACATTGCTATAGTTGACTTCCTTCACAGGACAGGGGTGCGTATATCTGAAATGGTAGCGCTTAATCGTGAAGATATAGATATGCATGGGCGGCAATGTATTGTGTATGGAAAGGGACGGAAGGAAAGACCAGTATATTTTAACGGTGAAGCTGCGGTACATTTGAAAGAGTACCTTGAAAGCCGCACTGACGATAATCCTGCATTATTTGTAGGAAGCCGTGCACCACATAAAAGAATGACCGATGATGCAGTGCGGGTAATGCTGAAGAGTCTCAGCGAGATGGATAAGCGTCTTAATGGGATTGCAATTAATCCGCATAAGTGGCGTAGACAATTTGTTACGGAACTTCTGGAAAAAGACGTACCTCTTACTTTGGTAGCAGATTTAGTAGGACACAACAATCTTAATACAACAAAAGATAATTATGGAAATTACAGCCGTAGCAAAGCCAAAGAAGCACATAGAAAATATGTCAGTTAAGGAGAAGAAAATCATGAAAGCAAGAATGTATGATATTTACGACGGGGAAAAATTTGTTGATACGTTAAATTCCGATGAAGCTGCCAAACTTATAAATATTTCAGTTAGAAGTATTTATGCTGCGGCTTCCGGAGGCTATAAACTAAAACGGAAGTATTACATAGTACCGGTATCTGATGAATGTCAGACAAAGAGTTTCACGCAAGAATTGTGTGAGGAATGGGATAAAACTCGATTAGAAATTTTACATAAAGGAAGGGTGAACGCATGATACATAAAAATGGTGAGGGATATCCGGACCCGACGGCATACCGGGCAATAAAAGAAGCAGATCGGCCGCCAAAACCGGTAAAAGATGTGATGCATGTATTGCGTACAGTGGCGAGTCTGGCAGGATTTGAAATCGTCGGAAGGATACACCTTAAAGACAGAGAGACAGGGAGGGAATGGTAATGGGAAACAGAATACCAACAGAAGCATGGAGAATAATTGAACCAAAAGTACGTAGATATCCGCAAAATAAAGCAGAGTATGAAGAGCGTATTGATGAAATCATGAATCAGAAGGGCGGGAGCGACGGGCAGCCAAAAGGGAACAGTATAGGCAATCCGACGGAGCGCCTTGCAATTAAAATTGCCGACGATCCATGGTTGCAAAGAGTAAAGCGGGAAATTGATGCAGTGGAAAGTGTCTATAATAATATGCGGCCGGAACATCAAAAAGTAATCCGGGTGAGGTTTTGGTCCTATCGTTACCATAACATGAAATATTTTGATATGGAGCGGTGCACATCTTACCGTGAAAGGCAGATGCAGCGGATTGTAAGAGATTTTATTTATGCAGTCGGAAAAAAATTAGGTGAAATATAAAAGATGGCGTATTTTGCCTTGTCAAGTGTGATAATATGTTACCATGGATTACAAAACAAGGTGAGGGCTTCTAAATGCAGAGGCCCTTTTCTCATGCCAAAAAGGAGAAGCAGGTGAGTGAATGAATACGGTTGAGCCTATACGAGACAAGGAAACAGTCATTGATATAGCTGAATATCTAAAAAAGGATAGTGAACGCAATTATGTCATGTTCCTTTTTGGTATTTATTCTGGCCTGCGGATATCGGATATTCTTAAGTTCCGGGTGCGGGATGTTAAAGATAAAAGTGATATTGTTCTTAGGGAAAAGAAGACCGGAAAAGAAAAGCGTTTTCCGATTAACAGAGACCTTAAGAAAGCTCTGGAGCAATACATAGTTGGGAAAGACGATTACGAATTCCTTTTCAAAAATCCACATGAAAACAAACCTATCACGCGACAGCAGGCATACAACATACTGTCAGATGCGGGTAAAAAATTCGGAATCGAGAAGATAGGAACGCATACGCTGCGGAAGACATTCGGCTACCACGTATACCAGTCAACAAAAGATGCAGCTATGTTGATGGACATTTTCAATCATGCAGATATCCATATTACCCTTAGATATATCGGCGTTAATCAAGATCAGAAAGATAAGGTATACAATAAGCTATCGTATTTTCGATAGTTTCTTTTTATTTTGTCTATGAGTTGTCATAAATTGATGATGTAAAGTCGATAGTAAAAAAAACGGTGGCATTAATTAGTAGAAACAGGATCACGACACACTTTACAAAATAGCAGATATGTCAAATGGAAAGAGTGCGGAACATAGCTCAGCGGGAGAGCGACGGCCTTATAAGCCGTGTGTCTTGGGTTCGATTCCCGATGTTCCGATGATCGTTCTCATAATTCAACCGGCGCATGAAACTTAGGGCGCCGGTCCTCCTGAAAGGTGATGAGCTAATGAAATTTATTATTGAAGATGATGAAGGAAAGAGAATTGAATGTCAGGAAGTAAAGACGCTTAATGTACCTGATAGTATTCTTGTATTCCAAACTATGAAACGTTTAAGGGAAAAAGACATCAATGCGTTTTGTGAAGATATGAAGAAGAGAACAGGGCACAACTGCATTTTGTTGGAAGCAGGCATAGACCTTGTAGCGCAGATCGCACCGGCAGTAGAGGACAAGGAGAGGTAACTACATGGCAAAGGAATACGCACAGGCATTCTATCACTCAAAGAAGTGGAAGGACTGCCGAAGGTCATACATAAATAATCGAATCATGATTGATGGCGGAATGTGCGAGAAGTGTCACGAGCGACTGGGATACATCGTACATCATAAGGTTAGAATAACACCTGATAACATTAACGATCCAGAGATCACATTGAACTGGGACAACTTAAGATGGGAGTGCAAGGTGTGTCACGATGAAGAGGAAGGTCATGGCCTGAATAAGAAGGCGGCGCTGTTGGTTGCCTTCGATGCATCAGGGCAGCCGATACCGCTGCCTCCCCCCTTAAATAAAGGTGTGGGTGGTTTCTAAATTCACCGTGTCCCCAGATTTATTTAATACACAGGTCGTACGTAAAGGGGGTGTGGTATAAACGTGTACACAGACAAGGAATTTGAAGCGGAAGCAAGGAAAAGAGAAGAGGAAGTTGACAGCATTGGCAACTATTTGGAGAAAGTAAAACGGATTAAGCGGGAGACAAGCAGATTAAAAAAACTCTTTGCAAGCATAGATGAGAACAAAAAGAAGCTTGTATTTACCACCATTGAGGACATTGCTTTCATGACAATTACAATGCAGGATCTCCGAGAAACGATTAACCGTGAGGGGACGACCGTGGAGTACAAGAATGGAGAGAATCAGTATGGAACCAAACAGAGCCCAGAGGCACAGTATTATTTGCAGCTTTCGCAAAGACAGACCCAGGCTATGAAAATACTGGTTGATTGTCTTCCAAAAACAGAAAAAAAAGTGGTTGTGGAAGACGACGGCTTCGATGATTTTGTAAACGGGAGGGAGGATGTTTAATGGCCGGCAGAAAGAAAGTAGTCTATCCATTAAGCTATAACCCGATCCTGGAATATTGGAACCTGATAGAATCAGGGGAAGAGGTCGTATCAAATAAAATACATGAGTGGTACAAGCACCTCGCCTGGGAAGTCAATAATCCAGGCGAGTATTTTTATAGTCCGGCAAGGGCAAACCATGTCTTGGAGTTTGCGGAGAATTACTGCAAGCTATCCAAAGGTGCCGGTGCTGGTAGTCCGGTGCGGTTGGAACTTTGGGAGAAAGCGCACCTGGCTGCAGTGTTTGGCTTTGTGAATATCAATGGTTTTCGTCAGTGCAGGGAGTCAGTGTTAATCGTCGGAAAGAAAAACGGGAAGTCCCTTCTGGCTTCCATCGTTGGCCTGTATATGCAGGTCGGAGACGGGGAACCGGGGCCGGAGGTTTACGCGGTTGCCACGAAGAGAGATCAGGCGAAGATCATCTGGACAGAATCAAAGCGAATGGTGAGGAAATCGCCGGCACTTTTGAAGCGCATTAAGCCATTGGTCGCGGAGCTGTCTTCCGAGTATTTCAATGATGGGATTTTCAAGCCGCTGGCATCTGACAGCGATACGCTGGACGGCCTTAACGTACATTGTGTTTTGATGGACGAAATCCACCAATGGAAGAACGGAAAGGCCCTTTACGATATCATGGCCGACGGCTGTTCGGCCAGAGACCAGCCGCTTGTCTATATTACCTCCACGGCCGGAGTAATCCGGGAAGATATCTACGATGCGAAGTACGAAGAGGCTGAAAAAGTTATCAATGGCCTGTTTGACAGTGTGGGGTACAAGGATCCTCATTTCTTCCCGTTTATTTATGAGTTGGACAGCCGGAAAGAATGGACGGATCCGAAATGCTGGAAGAAAGCAAATCCGGGCCTTGGAACCATAAAGAAGCAGTCAACCCTTGCGGCAAAAGTGGAGAAGGCGAAGGATAATCCAAAGCTTGTTAAGAATCTGGTTTGCAAGGAATTCAATATCCGCGAGACTTCTTCCGAGGCTTGGCTGACATTCGAACAGTTGAATAACACGGAGCTGTTCGATCTCGAAGCGCTGAAACCGCGTTATGGCATCGGGGGAACCGACCTTTCTAGCACCACGGACTTGACGAACGCCACCGTAATATTCATGGTACCGGGAGATGACAGAATCTATGTGCTGCAAATGTATTGGCTTCCGGAAGATCTGTTAGAGCAGCGCGTAAGAGAGGATAAGATATCTTATGACTTATGGGCTGAACAGGGATTGTTGAGATTAAGTCCAGGAAATAAGGTACATTACAAATACGTCAAAGAGTGGTTCGAAGAAGTGCAGAACGAACTTGACATCTACCTGTTTAAGTGTGGGTACGACTCGTGGTCAGCATCGTATTTTGTGGAGGATATGAAAAACACCTTCGGACTCACGACGATGGAACCCGTTATTCAGGGCAAGAAAACGCTGAGCAGTCCGATGAAGTCCCTTGGAGCTGACTTGGCAAAAAAGAGAGTGGTTTATAACAATAATCCGATTCTGAAATGGTGTCTGACAAATACCTCGGTTGATGTTGATAAAAACGACAATATTCAGCCATGCAAAGGGAATCAGGGTACGCGACGAATTGACGGTATGGCCGGTCTACTGGACGCATATGTCACACTGGAAAACCATCTGGAAGAATATCTGAGCATAATCTGACGGAAAGGAGGAGAAGAATGCGAATTATAAACTTTTTTCAAAATATCGGGAAAAGCGCTGTTTACAAAATGATCACCGAGCAGGGAAACGGCTTTTTTGCGTGGAATGGAAAACTATATGAATCCGATATTGTCAGATCATGCATACGGCCATATGCGAAGGCGGTCGGGAAGCTGATAGCAAAGCATGTCAGGAATGACGGGAAATCCTTTTCGGTGAATCCTGAGCCGTACATACGCTTTCTACTGGAGGAACCGAACCCATATATGTGCGGCCAGGTGATGCAGGAGAAGGTGGCGACACAGCTTGCACTAAACAACAACGCCTTTATTCTGATCGTAAGGGACCCTAATGGAATACCGGAACAGCTGTACCCGATTCCGGCCGCCGGCGTGGAAGCAAAGTATGAAAATCAGGAACTATACCTTAAGTTCTACTACCTGAACGGCAAAACGTCCATGTTCCCATACAGTGAAGTGATACACCTGCGGAATGATTTCAACGATAATGACTTGTTTGGAGATTCCCCCAAAGAAGCCCTGGCACAGCTCATGGACATCGTATCAACTACGGATCAGGGGATCATAAAAGCAATCAAAAACAGCGGTGTGATCCGATGGCTGTTAAAATTTAACTCGTCTATGCGGCCGGAGGATCTAAAAAGTTCTGTTCAGGAATTTGTGGACAACTATTTAAGCATTTCCAGTTCTACGTTTGGCGCTGCCGGAGTCGATTCCAAAGCGACAGCGGAGCGGATTGAGCCCAAGGATTACGTCCCAAACGCTTTGCAGATGGATAATACCAAAAAGAGGATCTATGCGTTTTTCAATACGAATGAAAAAATCGTCCATGCAAATTACACGGAAGACGAATGGAACAGCTATTTCGAATTGGTGATTGAGCCGCTTGCAGGGCAGATGTCAGGAGAGTACACGCGGAAATTATTCAGCCGGCGTGAACGAGGCTGCGGAAACAAAATCTATTTCGATGCCGGAAACCTGCATTGTGCCAGCCTGTCAACAAAACTGGCTTTACAGGCCATGGTAGACAGAGGCGCCTTAACACCAAATGAATGGAGAGAGACGCTGAACTTAAGCCCGGTGCCAGATGGAGACAAGCCGCTGCGAAGACTTGACACACAGACGGTTAACCAGATCAAGGGGCTATTGGCCGATATGAGTCTGGATAACATAAACGAAACGAGAGCCGGAATCATGGCGCTATTAGAAGGGGGTGAGAAGAGTGGCAAAGCGAATTGATGTAAAAGGGCAGATCATTGAATCTGGGAATGAATGGGTATATGACTGGCTAGGACTAGAGAACACATCTCCGAAGAAAATCATTAAGGCTTTGCAGGAGGCTGGAGGTGAAGACGTTGAAATCTATATCAACTCCCCTGGTGGGAGCATATTTGCCGGTTCAGAAATCTACACAGAGCTCAGGAATTATTCCGGGAAGAAAATAATTAAGATTACCGGAATAGCCGCAAGCGCCGCGTCAGTAATTGCGCAGGCCGGGGAGTGCGAGATCAGTCCTACAGGAATGTTTATGATCCATAATGTCAAAACGTCGGCGTCAGGTGATTACAGAGACATGGATAACACCGGAGATGCCCTGCGGGCCGCTAACCAGTCAATCATGAATGCGTACATCGACAAGACCGGAATGGATGCGGAGATATTACAGGATTTAATGGACCGCGAAACCTATTTGTCAGCCCAACAGGCTGTAGACCATGGATTTGTCGATAAAATTATGTTTTCCGACAACGCCATCCCAATGCAGAATGCATTCGGAGGAATCCCGCCGGAAACCATCGCAAAATTAAGAAACATGATTAAGGATCCGGGACAGAAAACCCCGGATTTTTTAATACACAAAGCACAGGCTGAGTTAAGGCTGAAATTGTTAAATCTGAAAGGAGACAGAGGTAATGAATAGAAAAGAGTATGAGACAAAAAGACAGGCACTTATCAACGAAGCGGAGACGCTTATCAATGAAGGAAAGCTGGAGGAGGCCAACAAGAAAATGGAGGCCGTGACGGAGCTGGATAAGAACTTTGAAGCAGCAGCCAAGGCGGAAGCGAACTTAAGGGCACTGTCTACGCCGCCGCTTCCGTTATCCGGAGTTGGTAACGGGGCTTCTTTTGGAAGAGGAGACGACGAAAACGCAGAAGATATGTACGATTCCGTGGAGTATCGTAAAGCGTTCATGAATTACGTCTTGAAAGGGACGGCAATTCCTGAGAAATTCAGGAATGTATCTGCGACAACAAAGACCACGGATGTAGGATCCGTGATTTCTCCGACCATAGTCAACCGGATTGTGGAAAAAATGGAATCAATGGGAATGATTCTGCCGCTTGTCACTAAGACGTCTTATGCGGCTGGAGCCACAGTTCCCACGTCCAGTGTTAAGCCGGAGGCAACATGGGTAGCAGAAGGCGGTACCAGTGATAAGCAGAAGAAGGCAACCGGGCAGATTGACATTAAAGGATACAAATTGAGATGTGCTATTTCCATGACACTGGAAACATCTGTGATGTCTTTACAGATTTTTGAAACTGTGTTTGTTAACAGTGTGTCAGAGGCAATGGTAAAGGCTCAGGAAAAGGCGTTTATCTTCGGAACCGGGTCAGGGCAGCCAAAAGGTGTATTAACAGAAACGGCGGAATCCGGTTGTAATATTGATATTGCGGCGAATTCCGATCCGACTTACCAGACTCTCGTAGAAGCGGAAGCGGCGCTTCCACTAGCATATGAGAACGGCGCAGTATGGAATATGACTAAGAAGACATTTATGAAATTTGTAGGCATGGTGGATACAAATAAACAGCCAATTGCCAGAGTAAATTATGGAATTGACGGAAAGCCTGAGAGAGCGCTCCTCGGACGCCGGGTAGTCTTAAACGATTATATGACAAGCCTGGGGACAACGATTAATAAAGATACCGTAGTAGCTTTCCTGTTCGATTGGTCTGATTATATGTTCAATACCAACTACAATATGGTGGTTAAGAGTTATGAGGATAATGATACCGAGGATCAGATTACAAAAGCGGTTATGATCTGCGATGGAAAAGTAATTGACAAAAATTCCCTTGTGACTGTGACCAAGAAGAATGCATAAAAAGAGGTTATGTAATATGATAGAGCAAATAAAACTTTCTATGCGAATATCACATGACAAACTGGATAATGATATCGACGCAAATATAAACGCCTGCCTGCGTGATCTAACACGGGTGGGCGTTGCTACTGACGGGAAAGAAAATGATCCCCTTATTGTTAAGTCTGTAGAGTTATATTGTAAATGGCAGTATAACTATGATGGAAGTTCAGACCGTTACGAAAGAGCTTATACGGCACTGAGAGATTCCCTAAGTCTGTGTGGTGATTATAATGCGTAATGACGTCTGTATGCTGATTACATCAGTTACGGAAGGTGTAAAAATAATTCCTCATGAAACAGAAGTGTTTTGCGAGGTAAAAAGTGTAGTAAGAAATGAATTTTTTGCGGCTTATGGTGTCGGTCTTACACCTAAACTGACAATCAATATTAATCCAGATGACTATAATGAATGTATCATGGAAATCGGTAATCAGAGATATCGGCCTTCACAAATCCGGTATGATGGAGAGCTGTATACCATTATTAGGGCATTCCAGAAAAATATTGGGGAAATGGAGATAACGGTGAGGTGATTGAATGGATGTGAAATTCGATTATGAGCAAGGTGTTTTTGAAATTGATCAGATGTTATCAAAAATGCCGAAAGAACTTGAAAGCCAGGAACGCCCATTGCTCCGAAAACTCGGTACTATCGTCAAAGGAAAAATAAAAAAGTATCTACACAACAGTGATATTGAAGCACGCGCAAAAGAAATACCGCCCTCCAACTATGATGGCAGCCGGCCGTATCAACATGCTAGGGATGATGTAACCGCAGATGTACGGAAAGATAAAAATGGGATGCTGTATGCAAGTATCCGCGGTGGAAGAATGACCGGCTATAAGTGGAATAAAATAAATGACGGCCATTTTGCTCGTGACGGCCATACCTGGGTGCCGGGAAATCAATTTATGGATAAGGCCATGAGAGACGCGCAGGGAGAGGTGGAAAAAGCGATTGATGATATGGTAAGGAAGGTGACGGAATGACGGTGAAAGAAATCATCGAAACGGAATTGAATATTCCTGTTCTTGACGAACCGGCGCCTTTGGTGCCGGCCTGTGCCACCTGTATAGATTATTATACTGCTTCTGAGCTTAACGGAGATGGTGCCGGTCAGGAATGGGTAAGTAGCTATGAGGTTGATTTGTGGTATCGAGAAAGAATGGCACTTGAAGAGGCGGTGAAAAAACTCCTGAAGGCAATCGGCCTTCCGGAATACTCTATACCATTAGTGGAAAAAAGCTGTGATCCGGCTGCGAAACTTTGGAGGGCAATTATAAAATTCGAGAAAATGGAAGGTGATATTTTTGACTAGCAAAAGTGGAAAATCAAACAGAATCAACGTAAAAAATCTGAAATACTGTCTGCTGACGACAGATAATAACTCTGGTACAACGTATGGAGAAGTAAAAGACTTCGGGAAAGCCATGCAGATCCAGCTTACTCCTAGCGTGTCGAAAGGGGAACTGTATGGAGAAGGAGTAAAGCAGGAGGATGTCTCCATTCTTAACGGTATTGCCGTGGTGGCAGACGTGAACAAGGTCTTTGCAGAGGTGAGGGCGGAAATATGCGGGAATCAGTTTAAAGACGGTATAGTAATAGAGTCCGCAGGAGATGAGCCTCCATATATTGCACTTGGGTATGAGGTAGAACAGACTGGAGGAAAAAGCGAGTATGTATGGCTGTTAAAAGGACAGGTACAGCCGATTAATTCCACAAATAAACAATCGGAAGGTAATATTACTTTTTCGACTGACAGTGTTACCATAAATTTTATTCCTCGTGAAAGTGATAAGTGGCTGCGCTTCTTTGGAGATGCGGCTAATCCGGATTTTACAAATGCGCAGGTATCTAAATGGTTTGCAACGGGACCGAGCACATACCCGGCGAAGGAGGAATAAACATGAAAACGATAATGGTGGAGCCGGCGCAGGAGATAGAATTGATTGATCCTGTGGAAAATAAGAAATACCATGGTTTCTGCAATATGCGAAGCCTTCTTGAATTCCAGAAAATCATGAATAAACTGGAAATTAATCTGGATTCCCTGGAAGATACCAATATTCTTCCGTGTTGTGTCTATGCCATCTTCATGCCGGAATCAGGAATTTCTTATGAAGAGGCTGTGCTTCTTTCAGACCGAATGGGTATGATGTCCGGACGGGAAGTCATAGAAATATTTATGGAATCACTCTACACCATGATGGATGAAAGGCAGAAAGAACTTGCAAAAAAAATAATGGCTCGGTATGTAACCATGAAGCAGATGAAGAGATAGATTTTCATATAGATTATCTCTATTATACCTACTGCATAAAAATGGGGCGTACCGAGCCTGAATTTTGGAGTTCAGCACATAGAAAAATAATTGCAATGGTTGATATGTATACAGATGAGTTGGAGACCCGGGCCGCGGCAGCGGAAGGGGAAGAATACGAATCAAAATATTTCCGATGCAGCAGAGAAATAAACAGTATGACAGAAATTGAGGGGTTTGGAAATGGCGGGTACTTATAAAAAAACAATTGTTCTCGGCCTTGATTACTCACAGTTCACCGGTGGGACTGCCGAGGTATCCCGGCATATGGGGCTGCTGAATTCAGAATTTAAAAGAGCTTATGAAGAAGCAAAAGTATACGGTACGGAAACCGATCAGCTTAGAATTAAGCATGATTATCTGTCTCAGAAAATCGAACTCCAGAAACGTAAAGTGGAGGAGGCACAGAAAGCCCACGATAAGGCAATCTTAACGGAGAAGGAAGGCAGCAAGGCGGTTGTGGCATTGAGTAAATCTCTGGCAGACCAGGAGACAACACTTTACAAGCTGGAAGGACAGTTAAAGGAGACCGATAAAAAATGTGAAGATTTGAAAGATACAAATGAAACATTTGGTGATTCGATTAGGAATGTTGCGGACGCAATTGGACTACAGGCGAATCCGATGCTGGAAAGTCTCGCCTCTCGTTTTGATGATACAAAAAAAGAAGTCGGAGAGGCCATTGTTATAGTCGGAGCGCTGGTAACCACATATGGAGACCTTGCAATTGAACTGTCTAAGACGGCGGATAATCTTCTTACCATGTCTTCGACAACGGGATTATCCACGGACACCTTACAGGAGCTCCAGTATGCTTCTGAATTTGTTGATGTATCAGTTGAAACCGTAAATAGCTCTATGACAAAAATGATTCGGACTATGGGACAGGCAAGAGACGGAAATAAAGATCTGCAAAAAGAATTTGCACGTCTTGGAGTTAGGTATAAAGAACATGACGGGGAGCTTAGGGATTCAGAAGCCGTTTTTTATGATGTTATTGATGCGCTTGGAAAAATACAGAATGAGACAGAACGTGATGCAAAAGCCATGGAGATTTTCGGAAGATCGGCGAGGGATTTAAATCCATTAATCGAGGCTGGGAGCGGAAGACTGAAGGAACTTGCCGCAGAGGCTCATAAAATGGGGTATGTCCTGAGTAATGAAACCCTTCAGGAGGCCGGGGAACTCGATGATGCCATGCAGCGTATGAACCGTAAAATGGAGACACTAAAACTTCATCTGGGGGAATTCCTTGTTCCGCTACTGACCGATTTTGTGGATCTGTTATCCTCCATTCCCACACCGGTATTAATTGGTATTGCCGTATTTGGAACCCTTGTACTTGTTATAGGAACGGTAAGCAAGGCTATTATGGCTTATACTACAGTAAGCCAGATTGCTTCTATTGCGAATACAATGATGGGGGCAACTGGAACAGCAGCATCAGTCGGTATGTTGCCGTTACTGCTTATTCTTCTTGCGATCGCGGCGGCAATCGCCTTGATTGTGGGAGGCGCATCAGCAGTCGGTGATGCTATGCGGGAGGTTAAGACATCGACAGAGGACTTGATCGACACATCAAAGTCAACTATAAATGGTACAAAACACTATGCGGCTGGAACCGATTACGCCACTGGTGAAGATGCATGGGTGGGAGAACATGGGCCGGAGTTAGTGCGGCTTCCGCGAGGCTCGCGTGTTGTGCCGAATAATGTTGTTAAGAACGGAGCTGGAACAGTCAACGTATTTTACTGTACCATTGATGCCAGCAATGTTGATGATTTTAACAAAGTTGTAAAGTTGGCCCAGCAGGAAAGCCAGGCGTATCGGACGGGAAGGAGTAAGATATAATGGCGGAACAGACAATTCTTTGTACTGGAGATACATTTATTAGTCGTTATTCCGGAAACGATAATAACTATAATCACACAGAACTTGCAATGTGGAGAGAGATCAATTCATCAAGTTTCATGGGGATTTTTCTCCAGTTTAATATACCTAGATTTGACAACAAAGAGATTGTGTCGGCGGTTGTAAGGTTACACAATAAAGTAAAAGTCAAAAACAGTATAATAGGCTGTGGACAATATAATATCCCTGACATCTCTAATCTTACAGGTAATTTGTTTTACAACAAGTATCTGGATAGTGATGTCGCATGGTCCCCTACAGAATATGAAACCAAAGCCACGGTGGAGGATAACAACGAATGGATTGAATGGGATGTAACCAGTATCGTAAAAAATAATGTCGGAAAGAATAACGTGGTTCTGGCAGTATACAGCATTGATGATAAGGTGGTACCAAGCTTATCATGGAAGTTTACAAGCAAGGAGGGCGGAAAGTCCCCATATATCAATGTAGTATACAACAACGCAGTTCCGAGTCTTCCAACGATTCTATATCCTAACGGTGATGTAATTGAGAAAAGCGGAAGTATTACGTTTCAGTGGAAATACAATTCGCTCTACGATACAGGGCAGGCGAAGTTTGAATTTGGTTGGCGAAAACAGGGAGAGTCTTCCTGGACCACAGTCACACAGAATACTTCAGAGCAGTCCTATACGATGGAAACGGCTGCAATATCTATCGGAATTGTAGAATGGAGAGTACAGACCTATAACGCCATTAATGCGGCTTCCGGGTATGCATACGGCACATTTGAACTCACCGGGAGGCCGGCCAGTCCAATTATAACGGGAATGAAGAATGATTCCATTACAGAAATAACCTGGAAATGCAACGAATCAGAAAATGCAGTCTATATTTTGCAGATCATAAAGGACGGAAAAATCATTCATGACAGCGGCGAACGGGCCGGAGGACTGTCTGATTCCTATGTGCCTGATATGATGCTGGAAAACGGCCAGTACGTTGTGAAAATGAGGATTGGAAGCGCATATGGTATCTGGTCAGATGAGAGTGCTCAGGTATTTACCATATCTGCCGCTGCGCCGGCCCGACCGTCCATAGCGGTATCCGCACTCGATGCAGGTGTGAAGATAACTACGGATTCGACAGCTGGTACAAAATTTGTGTATCGTTCGGAAGAAGGCGGAGCGTACAGCCCGATAGGCAAGTTTGCAGGAAACGAATACGAGGATTACACGGTGAAATCTGGAAAGCTGTACCGTTATATCATCAGAGCGTACGCAGGTGGCTACTCAGACAGTAATGCAGCAGATATGACCATTAAATATAAAGGTGCGCGTCTGGCTGAGGTTGGGAACCTTGCAGAGAGTATCCGGATTATAAAATCTACCAGTGACTGGCATATCGAAATACAACAGAAGAAGAGCAATGAAGCGGAATTGGTCAGCTACGAAGGCCGTACGTATAAGGTGAAAGAATCCGGTATTCATAAAGAATCAACGATAAGTACCTCTTTCTACCTTCCGAATAAGGAGGCAGAATCGCTGGAACGGATCCATGGCCTGAATGGAATCTATCTGTTCCGTAACTCGGAAACCTGTATCTGCTGCGAGATTACAGATTTTAGCTTTAAAAATGATCTTTTTGACAGAGGGAAGACTTTCGATTTGTCGTTAAGCCGCATCAATTACGATCTGGGGGTGAGGTTCGGTGACTAATCTGGCACAGGGAGGATATACCCACGAAGAAGTTTTAAAACGGCTGGAAGGTGACAGAATGATCGATTTTCGTTTCGAACTGCTGGACAGAAACGAACGGAAACTGAAAGACCTTGATAATGTATCTGGAAGTATCCGGTTTGACAGCTCCCAGGAGATCATGGGTACTGGAAGTTTTATCGTGGAGGAAACCGCAGGGGTGGATTTTAAGGAGACTGATCTTAGAATCCGCCCCGTTTTTATGCTGCTGACAGAGCATGGCTGGCTGAAATATCCACTCGGAATCTATATCATGAGCAGCCCGGAGCGTCAGACACAGAACTGTGGAATATATCAGAATATTGACTGTTATGATTACAGTACAATTCTGCGTGAGGACAAGATCCGGGAACGGCTTTTTATCGCTTCCGGATCAAACTACGTCAGGGAAGTAAGAAACCTCATCAATGGGGCCGGGATTAAAAAAATAAATATTGAGACTTCGGTATTAATGGCCCGCGAAAATATTGAGTTTGAGATCGGTACAAGCAAACTGGAAGTTATTAACGCACTGCTGACAGCGATCAACTATGAGCCGCTGCATTTTAATGGCAACGGGTATGCTGTTAGCCGCCGATATGTGGAGCCAGTAAACCGCAGAACGGAACACTCATACCGTACGGATGACAAAAGCCTTATTAAGGCAGGAGCGAAGCAGAGCCTTGATATGTACAATGTCCCGAATATATTTGTCCGATATACAGACGATCCGGATGGGGAGGAATTGAGAAGCGAATATGTGAACGACAGTGCGGGAAGTAAAATATCAACAGTAAACCGTGGAAGGAATGTTGTTGATATCGAAAGCGTTGATGATATCGCGGATCAGGAAACCCTTGATGCACTTGTCAGAAGAATTGCGATAGAAAAGAGTCAGACTTATGATACCATTACGATTCCTACAGGTCTGATGCCACACCATGAGTACCGCGACTGTATCTTTGTGAATGAAACAACTCTTGGTGTTGGAAATAAGTATATTGAATATGCGTGGGAGATGGAATTGAGCGTTGGGGGAACTATGACCCATACATTAAAACGGGTGGTGAAATTATGATCTATGATAATCCGGGTGAACGTCTCCAGGACATAAAAGATTATGTCGTAGGTGAGAGAAAAACTTATCGAATGGCAACTGTGATGAGTATATCTAACGGGCGTCCATATGTCCGCTTTTATGGGGAGGGAACGGCCAGCCAGAAGCCGTATAAATATATTTCCAGTTATGCGCCATCCATAGGAGATAAAGTTTTGTTGATAAGAGCAGGGGCGTCGTATGTAATCATGGGAAAGGTGGTATAGATGGTAAACTATGATATTGAGTTAAACACGAAATACAGTGATCCGATTGATACCGGTATCTGTCTCACGCAGGGAGACTATGGACAGACTCAGTTCACGCTCCGGGTAAAAAATGACGGTGCATATGTGACTGATGCAGTCAGTGCAACCATTAATATCAGACTGGAGAACCGTATTCCGGTTGTGGGAAATCTGATAAAATCCGGGAATGGCTATGTATATAGGCTTCTTGGGAATGAGCTGTCTATACCTGGTAAGGCAGTAGCCGACGTAAAGTTTAAATACAGCGACGGGCGGTCTTCCTCCTGCCGTTTCCTGTACTACGTCATGGAAGATACGATCAATGAAAATAGCCTGGATGCGGGTGGATATATCGGAAAACTGGATCAATTGGAAGCAGATGCAGAGGGCCTTATTACTCAATTGGTTCAATATGAAAATATATATCCACGGACCGTTAAGGCTACAGAAGATGCTGAAAAATCCGCTCATGATGCCAATATTTCAGCATCCAATGCCAATAGAGCAGCAGCCAATGCTGAATCTATTAGAAATGATTTAGTTAGCCGGTTACAGTCTGGAGAATTCAAAGGAGAAAAAGGAGATCCTGGACCACAAGGATTGCAAGGAGCCACAGGGCCAAGGGGGCTACAGGGGGTAAAAGGAGAGACTGGAGAAGCTGGAGTACAAGGCCCTAAAGGAGATGTAGGACCACAGGGGCCGCAGGGAATACAGGGGCCGAAGGGAGAACCGGGGCAGAATGGCGCGCAAGGAAAATCTGGAGTTAATATACCGGCACTGAGCCGTTTATACATCTATACTGATGATGAGGATAACAGTGCTATACACTGTGTGTATGATGATGCTTTTTATGACAGCCCTCCATTTTCATACGATAATGAAAATGGGGCTATTAAATGGAGTTATGACAATGGAAAATAGGAGGTAACTATATGGCAATGGTTGATGTGATTATTGGTTATGCAAAAGGTGCAAAGGGCGATATAGGACCGCAAGGGCCGGCAGGTGCACAAGGACCAAAAGGGGATACTGGACCGACTGGACCACAAGGCCCTAAAGGTAATGTAGGACCGGCTGGACCGCAAGGAATACAGGGAAATACAGGTGCGACGGGGCCGCAAGGTCCAAAAGGAGACACTGGTAATGTAGGACCGGCTGGACCGCAAGGCCCAAAAGGTGAAAAAGGAGACACAGGACCACTGCCTCCATTAACAAACAATTTCATGGCAACAGTAGCAGGGCAGAGCGCGCTTGATGCCGTTGCAGGAAAGACTTTGAAGGAACAGCTTGATAAACAAAATAGTGATTTAACGGCAATGGTTATTGGTAACAAAAAAATTATGTGGAACACATATTGCGTTGTAACCACAGACACAAATGGAAATTGTAATGTACCATTTGGTTATACCTTTGCAGATACCGATATCTGCGTAATACCTATGGTAGCGTATTCATACGATCAATGTTCAGCCAGCGTGCGTGGAATTAATACTACCGGATTTTCAGTATCTGTAAATGTAGCCGGGCAACATTGGACGAATAAGGAGATCACACTAATCTGGATCGCCATTGGCAACAAATAATCATTTTACCGTTACTGGTATTGACCATATAATTTCCCATTGTGCTGTTTTGGGATCATACCTTACCAGATTGACACCATTATTATAAAATTCCAGAGACGATTTTGATCCATCGTTATGTTTAAAAACAAAATATCTTTTTTCGTTTTCGGTTCCAAACTCCATGCCGTCAACGTTTCCGATAAG